TTATAAGTTATTGAAAAATGCAATAGCTTTATTTTCTTCTTTTTCACGTTTTTCTGATAATAAATGTGCATAAGTTTGTAGGGTTATCGTTGTATTTTCATGTCCAAGACGTTCAGATATGTATTGAATCAAAATACTTTCAGACAATAACATTGACGCATGAGTATGTCTAAGACCATGATATGTTAGTTCATGAACTTCAGAAATTGTGGACAAAGTTTTTAAGCGTTTATTTACAGAAGTTGATGATGGTGGGCGTTTAGTAATTTGTGAAACAAATAAGTGCTCTTTACTTGGTTTTAACGTTTGAAGTAATGACAATAATTTTTCAGATACTTTTATTGTACGGTTTGATTGTTCATTTTTAGTAGGTGTGAATTTTTGTATCTTTTCATTCCAATTTTTATTAATGGTAATTGTGTTATTTTCGTAATCTAAGGAACTAGGGGATAACCCTGCAACTTCAGAAAAACGAGCGCCTGTTTGTAAAGCAGTATAAATCATCACGTCTGATAAGTTCTCTGGTGATAATTTTAAATTATTGATAACTTTATCAACATCTTGCTTATTCCAAAATTTTAGAGAAGCTGGTTTACCTTTATTACCATATATCAAAGTGGTGCGAGCTGTGAAATCATTTGTTGTAATACCGTCGTCAATAGCTGACATCAATGCTTGAGTAATGTGAGACCTGACTTTTTTAATAGCCGTACGTGATCTAGTTGCACCATAATCATTGAGAAATGTTTGAAATTCAGAGCGAGTGATTTGCTGTATGGGCTTATTTAAGTTTTTATGTATTAATCGACCAGTGAATTCATATAATTTAATAGTGCTTGGTGATAGGGTGTTTTCCTTATAGGTAGTAAACCACATTTCATAGTATTCGAAAAAATTATCAGATCGATTTACTGTATCAATCGTTTTATTTTTCTTTGAAAGCTCTAGTTCAGCTCCAGCAGCTTGTGCAGCTGACTTTGTTCTTAAGCCATTCTTGGTATATGCCTTTTTAGTACCATCTGGTTGCTTAACAACCACCTTAGCAGTCCATGTTTTACCTTTTTTATAAACTGATGCCATATAAAAAGCCTCCTTTAAAAAGGGGCTTACATCTGTTACAATATAACAGAACGCCCAGTGCGTTTACCTTTAGTCTTTAGCACACCGTTTGCCATGCCCGGCTAGGTGTGCTTTTTTGTTTGCTTATTTTAGAGACTTCATTGTCTATTATGTACGCCCCTATAAGGGCATTAATTATTGACCAGTTGCAGAATTAGTATAATTATCTGTTACTTTTCCAGCTTCAGTAGTATAAATGTCTTGAAGCTTTCCAGCATAATCTTTATAAGTGTCTTGTTTTCCGCTTCCAGATTTGTACATTACTTTAGCCATTTTTTCGATGCCTTCGTTAGAAATTTTAGCTAATACAGACACTTCCGCGTTGCTTAATTTAGCGAGTCCCTCTAAACCATCTTGGTTTGATTTGGCCTTTTCGTTGTATGAAGCAATTGATTTTGGAGTTTGAGCTTGTAAGCGTGCAGTATAATCCGCCAATATTTGTTTATCTTGGTCTTCTTCAGACATCTTATTTGTTGATGAAGAGGATTGTGAATTAGTTTGTTTTAATGATGATGTGTTTGATTTATTTTTATTGTTGGAACCACCATTGAGGCTGTTTCCCAAAATGGCCACAATTACGACTAACAATATCCAAAACCATACTCGTTTGTAAAATGGTTTCTTTTGAACGTAAGTATTTCCGTTCTCATCGACAATTTTCTTTGCCATAAAAATTATTCTCCTCAAACCTTTTAATGTGGTTGCTCAGCACATATCTTAATTTATTTTTAAACGGTTATGAAGCTGCAACCATTCTTGTTTTATTAAATACTCCATCGAAAGTGGTAGACCTAGTGCGTACATAACAGCAATATAATTGGGTATATACTCGTCGTCAAAACTTTCCATTAATAAGCGTATAGCAAACTTGTGCGCATTTTTTTCCTCAGTAATTTTAGCTAAGGGAGAGAATGCATAAATATGTTGGTCGTTAGAATCGTGAATAATATGATAAATTTCGTGGGCTAATATAAATATTGGCGATACATTAGAAGCATACATATCGTTCATAATTATTGTATTTTTGTTTGGGTATGCAAATGGTGGGTCAGTAGGTTCTACCTGCACATGTTTAACCTTTATTTGATAGGCAGATATTATATCCTCAACACGATTTTGATAAGGCGTTAAATCATATTCATATTCAATCATATACTATTCATCTTCTTCACTTAACAATTCAATAATAATACGCTTATATTTATCAGAAATAGGCTTACCATCGAACGCTAACATAATGTCTTGTTCGATGGCTTTTTTTATATCTACTTCAGTAGGTACATTGTCTGTTGATGAAAGATTCATCTTATCAGTTCGTCCCAATAAATAGTCTGTAGACACGTGTAAAACATCTGCTACTTTTCTTAATTTGTCAGAATTTGGCGTAGAGCGTTTCCAACTATAAATTGATTTTTCGCCTAACCCCGCTTTTTTTTCTAATTCAGGCATGCTCAAACCATGTTTTTTTGCAATTAATTCTGTACGTTCATATATTGTCATAACAGTATTCCTATATGTATAGACAAGAAAAAGTAAATATAAATCTACTTATGTGTTGACAAGTAAATTATTATCAACTATACTAATTCTTGTAAGTTAGTTATTAAGTTTTAAGCAAAACAAAAACACCTACATTTATCAATCTTGGCGGGTAGATAAAGACGTTAAGGGTATTTGTTATGCGTATTTACTATGTAATTATAGTAAATTATTTTCAACTAGTCAACAATAACTTACAAATAATTGCCAACTTTATGAAAGGAGAAAGTTATGACTGAACAAACGGTAATTGATTACGCATTTGAGTTTAGGTCTCGAGTAAACAGAGAATTACATGTTCGTGGTTGGGTAGATAAGGATTTAGCAAAAGCATTGAACGTTGACTCAGCTACCATAGCGAATGCTTTCAAACAATTTGGAAGCACAAACAAACCTTATCAAACACGACAACAAATTCGAAAGTTGTTAAACATCACAGATATTTAAGGAGGAAGCATGACATATAAAGAGGGACAACAAAAAACAGCCCAATTAATTGAAAGCGAAGATGTCGTGAATATAAAAATACGACTTAAATACGCTGCAAAAGAAATTGAGCTGCCTAATGATTACACACTTGTTATTGTTTCAAAGTATTAACGAGGTAGTAATTAAAAGCTGCGCAGCAATGTTATGAGCTGTGTGAGGTAAAAAAGAAGGTAAGTATTCTCATGACAAATGAACTACAGATATTTAATTTCAATGCAACCGAAATTCGCGGACTATCACTTGACGGTCAACCTGCTTTGATTGCTAAAGATGTAGCAAAAATATTAGGATATGCGAAACCTGCTGATGCAGTTAGAAGGCACGTTCCAAGTAAATTCAAAGGGGTCTCTAAAATAAAGACCCCTGGAGGAGTGCAAGAAGTAATAGTAATTACGGAGCCTGGTGTTTATAAGTTAATGTTTAGCTCAAAGTTACCAACTGCAGAAAAATTCACTAATTGGGTCACATCCGAAGTATTGCCATCAATTCGAAAGACAGGCGGTTATCAATTACAACAGTCTACAAAATTGAATGAAACACTTTCAAGTTTTGAGTCACGTATTAAACAATTGGAGGAAGCCAACTTGTTATCAGCAGTTGATTATAACTACATTGGTAAATTAGTTAGCAATAGGGTAACGACTGTTGGACGAAATTTTGACTTTGAAATCACACCGCGTCAGCGTGTCGAGTTAAATAGAGATTTAAATGAAGGTATTAGCCGTATTGCTGGAGTTGAAAAACGAACACAACTGCAAGCTAAAGATTACGAAATGGTCGTAAATTTTATTTGCAAGTGGGAGCCTTCAACAGCCACTTTGATGATTATTCAAAAACATTAGGAGGAAACGCTCATGCAACTAGTAACACGAGCAAAGATGGCTCAAGAATTAAAAATCAGTGTTAACACTTTTGATAAGCATTACCGTTACAAGAAAGGTTTCCCAACTATTATGCAGGGGAACAGAGAAAAGTACGATTTGGATAAAGTACAGCGTTGGTTAGACGTTAACAGTTTAAATTACGGAGGAATAAGATGATTATCTGCATGGTGACAGTAATTATTGGTGTAGCACTTTTTAAATATGATGAACGTAAATTTGATGAGCGTGAAGCACAAAAAGACATGAACGAATTGATGAACAAAGGTTACACAAAAAATGAAGCAATTTGGTTCATCATGAATGCATCTGAAAAAGTTTGATGATGACATCAGATTTAGTTTATGACAAGCAATTAGGTTTATACACTGTGACACCTGAATTTGCACATGATCTATTGACAAAACGGCGTCTCAAAAAAATTAGCGCTAAAAATTTGGGTGTAGCACTGGATATTGATGATTGGACAATATTAACAATCGAACATGTGATGAAAGGTAAGCGTAGTAAACGAATTAGAAAAGGTGTTTATCAAATAATCAAAGCATGGCTGGAGGAGTAGGTATGACAAATTTATATGATTTAACAGCGAACTGGCAAAAAGTTTATAACATGGAAGAAATCGATGAAGAAGCTTGGTTCGATACACTGAGTTCTATTGATGAAGCAATCGAAGATAAAGGGAATAACATCGCAAAGTTGGTGCGTTCGCTTGAATCTGATGCCGAAGCATACAAGGCTGAAGCCGAACACTTCACGGCAAAGCGCAAGGTAACCGAAAACAAGATTACTAGACTGAAAGAATACTTGAAGGGCAGCATGGAACTACTCGACAAGCCAAAATTCAAAACTGAATTATTTAGCTTCGGGATCCAAAACAACCCCGCAAGTGTTGAAATTGATGATCCAGGAAGATTAAAGGAAGAATATCCAGTCATCGCTGGCGCTGAATACCAAGAAAAGGTTTACAGGGGCTTCAAGGAAGCGCTGAGTGAAGAAAAGAAGCACTTGAAGAATCGATTGAAAGCTGGCGAAGAAATCAACGGCGCACATATCAAGCAAACGAGGTCATTGCGTATTCGATAATGTTTAAACTTCGAGATTATCAGTTGGAATTGATAGATGGCATCACAAAGTCAATTCACAACGGCAATAATTCATTGGTAGTACAAAGCCCGGCTGGTAGCGGAAAATCAGCAACGATGGCTGAAATCGCAAAGCGAGCAACAGATAAAAATAACCGTATTTTATTATTTACCCACCGCAAAGAAATCATCGACCAAATGCGCAAGACGTTTACATTACAGGGTGTTGATATGAAACTGGTACAAATGGGCAATGTGCAATCATTGAGCCGCAATTTAGCAAAGTTGTACCCGCCTAAAATAATCATGGTTGACGAGGCTCACCGCACAATGGCCAAGAGTTATCTCAAAATTTTAGATAACTTTCCGGACGCTTTGAAGCTACTATTCACAGCAACACCTATTAGATTAGATGGCAAAGGGTTCGATGAAGTAGCCACAGACATCGTACTTGGTAAACAGGTTAAATGGTTGATTGAACACCAACGACTGGCACCGTTCACATACTATGCCCCACCACAAATTGACACATCACAGTTGAAAATAAAATCAACAGGTGATTACGACACCGAGTCAATCACAAAAGCGTTACGGCCAAAGATTTACGGCAATGTTGTAGAACATTATAGGGAATATGCATCGGGAACACAGGCATTCTTATACGCCCACAATGTTGAAGCAGCACAAAAATTTGCTAATGAGTTCAACAGTAACGGCATATCAGCTGCAGCGGTTGACGGTAAAACGCCAAAAGATAAGCGTGATAAGATTATGGCTGACTTCAAAGACGGCAAAATTAAAGTATTAACCAACGCGGAATTGTTTCTTGAGGGTGTTGACGCACCGAACGTTGAAACAGTTATGCAAGTTAGACCAACGACATCATTAGCGATGTATATACAATTTGCCATGAGATCCATGCGTTACCAAGACGACAAGCAAGCAATTATTCTTGACTTTGTTGGCAACGTTGGCCGGTTCGGTTTACCAGATGAAGATCGTGAATGGACGCTTGAAGGTAAAGACAAACGCACACGGAAACGTGAAGCAGCCCAACGCCAGATAGATAACCCAATCATTACTTGCGACGCTTGCTTTGGGACGTTCTATAAAAAAGAAATGGTGGACAGTCAATGCCCATACTGCGGTGAACCTTACACAACAAAGACAATCACTTATGAAACTGATGAAACGGCCAAACTGCAAAAGGTATTGAAATCAACTGAGAAGCAAAAGCGCATTGATTTGGTTCACAAGATGATGAAAGACCAGATGACCATGAATGTCGCGGACAAGTCAGTTAGCGATTTGAAAAGTATGGAAGAACTCAAAGCATACGCCGAGATACATGGTTATAAACAAGGCTGGGTATATCACCAAGCTAAACAAAAACGGCTATTGAAAGGGAAATAATTATGTCATGGCTAACAGATATGAGAGATGACATTGCCGCGAAACAGTCAGCAGAAGAATACCTCCGGTATCAAGAGGAACAAGAAAAAGCACTTGAAGAAAGGATAATTAAAAAAATTATGTTTAAATTACCAGAAAATAAACGCAAAGAACCCAAGGAAACGCCACGCACGTTTTTAATCTGGGGCAGCAATATGTCAGGTAAGAGTTACTTAGCCGACCGCTTCCCCAACGCATTAACGCTAAGCACCGACGGAAACGCCGAGAAAAAAGGTGTACCAAATGTCCGCATTGAAAATACGCTCGACAAAAACGGCAAACTGGTTAAGTCAGCGTATGATCAAATCGAAGAAATACTTATCGCATTAAAGACGCAAAAACATCCATACGAAACAATCGTGCTAGACCAAATCGAGGGTATTCTTGGACGTATTGAAACAGCCATTATTACCGAAGCAGGTGTTGACTCATTGTCAGACATTCCATTCGGTAAGGGTTGGGCGATGAACAAAGCAGCCCAGCGCCAAATGTTCGAATGGCTGAACGACCTTAATATGAACGTCGTATTTATATCACATCAAGACGAGTCGACAGACATGGCCACGCAGCAAGTCGAGCAAAAGCCAATGCTTACATCAAAGCAATACGCATTGGTAGCAGCCAGCGCAGACTTGGTTATCCAAACCCGCCGAGTTGGTAAAAATTACATTCGCAGAGTAACCGACCGACGCAAGAGTTATCTGCGCGACCAAGTGGACGATCCAAAAATCTTGCGTATCTTAGACAATGTCACTGGGGCATTTGATAAGGCACCAAAGATTACCCGCCAAGAAGCGGAAAAAATTGCACGCGACTTGGAAGCAAAAGAAGTAGCAACAGCGACCGAACAGAAACCAGAAACACCGGCCGCTAAACCAGCAGCGACTAAAGCAACACCTGTTAAGCCAGCAGAAACTAAAGCAACCCCAGCAGCAACACAAACAAAAACTACAAAATAAACGAGGTATATAACAATGGGACTATTAGATTTAATGAACGATGTGAAGAATGACGGTTTTGATCCAGAAAAAGACAAGGCAACTGTCAGCACAAATACAGTATGGCCAGATGGCGAATATACGGTCATGATTGGTAAATTGACAGGCTACCGTCAAAATCAATTCTTCGGTAATGATGAAATTAATATCCAATTGGAACAAGTCGAGGGCGACCTTGCAGGAAGTCAAGACTTCCACACATTATCACTTGAAACAACCAAATCAGACGGCTCACCACTACCCAGCGCGGTTGTACGTAAAAACACAGTTGGAACGCCTAAAGAAATCATGCAAATATTGGCCGTAACTGATACAGAATACACGGACGACGATTGGGAAGACTTACGCACGATTGGCGAACGGCTAGAAGACGCAGTCGGCAAGATGTTAACGGTTGAGTTTAGCAGCAAACCAAACAAGAAAAACCCAGACTATCCATACAAAAATTACAATTTTGTACGCTATGAACAAGGCGACATGGAAACACCCAACCCATTTGCAGCAAATGGTAATACTGAAATTGACATCAGCGATGACGACTTGCCATTTTAATTAACAGTGGAGGTAAACAATGGCAACGATGATGGATTGGGCGCTTCAATACGCCAAAAAAGGACTTTATGTGCTACCAATGGTTGACAAGCGGCCAATGATCCAATTCGCTGACAAACCACCACTCAATGAAAAACAGATACGTGAGATTTGGACGCGTTATCCAAATGCCAATATTGCACTGCGAACCGTTGACTTCTTCGTGATTGATATTGATCAACATGACGGCGGCAAAAACGGCTTTGATAGTATCAAAGAGTGGAATAATAACAGTCTGCTAGTCGATACACTGACACAAAAAACTGCTGGCGGCGGGTTGCAAATGTTTTACTTGAAACGCAACGACGCAGCGGTGCAGCAAAATATTGGTTGGTTGCCTGGTGTCGATGTTAAGGCACACATCAATAATTATGTGATGGTACCACCAAGCACAGTAAAAGGACGGCAATATGAATGGGTTGACAAGTCGCCAATGAAAACTGCCGGTAAGTTATTGGTTAAGGAAATCAACAAGCGAAAAAACGGTGCAGCTACTGGCAACATATTAGCCCAATATCATGCAGCGCAAGCAGGAACAAACCGCACAACACAGCTATTTGAAACCATAGCAAACGGCCTGGGCGATAGCGGCGGGCGTAATAATGCGCTGACTGAACTAGTAGGCGGTTTGTTATACCGCGGTGTTGGTATTGACGAAACGATTAAACTGGCGGAAATGGCAAACGACACTTCGGTTGATCCATTATCGGAGCGAGAATTTACAACAACAGTTGAGTCAATGATTAAGAAAGAATTACGGAGGCGAGGGGATGGCTGAAATCAGTCCAGAACTCATTGAACAAGTTAAGGCGATTATGCAAGCCGAGGACGCTAACAAAGAAGTAAGCGACCCAATGGGGCTGATACGTTACAAAGACGGCCGGATTAAAACAAGCTCGTTGATTAATATCGAACGTATTATTGACAATGACAAATTACTAACCGGCAAGTTTAAATTTAATTTATTCAGCGCCGAGATTGAAGTTGTTCAGAACTTCAAGATTGACGGTGCCCTAATACGTCAGGGTTCATTCAATGACGCAGTTATTGACAGCATGATGAGTTATATCGAAAACAAATATGGTGCGTTGTTTGGTGCAGCTAATATAATATCAGCAATTAGTAATATAGCCAGACGCAATGAATATAATCCTATTGTTGAATATTTAGACGCCGCACAAGATGCATGGGATGGTAAGCATCGTTTTGCTGATTTATTTCCAAAATATCTTGGTGTTCAAAAGTCGGAAGCAACTACTTTAATTACAACATTGTTCATGGTTGGCGCGGCAGCTAAGGCATTTGAAAAGCGCTTCAAATTCGACTTTGTACTTGATTTAGTCGGTGGCCAGGGAGCTGGTAAAACGACCATGCTTCGCAAACTAGCGGTTGATTGGTACACAGACCAGTTTGTGGACTTCAAAGACAAGGACTCATACGCGGTCATGCTGCGGTCATGGATTGTCAACGATGATGAAATGGTAGCGACCAACAAAGCACGCTTTGATGAATTAAAAAAATTCGTATCTGCTGAAACATTGGAGTTTAGACGACCGTATGGCCGCGGAACCGAGCAATTTAGTAAAAACTTCGTTATCGCACGGACAACCAACGAATTAACGTATTTGAAAGATAAGACCGGCGAACGTCGCTTCTTGCCGCTATTGGTTAATAAAAAACGACAAAAAAAACACCCAGTAACTGATTTACACGATAAGGAAGTGCAGCAGTTATGGGGCGAAGCCATGACGTATTATGTCGATTATCTGTACGGCAATTTTACATTTGAACTTACTGCAGAGCAAGAAATGATGTTAGAAAATCATCGTAAGTCATTTATGTATATTGATGAATTAGAAGCACGTATCGAAGAGTATCTCGAAAACTTGAAACGTGATAGGTTTACAACTAAAAACTTAAGTTATGCCTTGTTCGGAGACGAAGATGCCATATTACGTGATAGAAGAGCCGCAGCGCGTATAAAAAATATTCTTGATAATACGACTGATTGGAAGTACACAACCATAAGAATTGATAATCAAGTGGCTAAGGGATATAAAAAAAACACAGATGAGTAACAAAGTTACACATCGGTTACGTACTTGAACCCATGTGTCCCTAGGCACCACCCTATATATAACTAAAACTACTACTACTTAAAGTAATGTAGTAGTTATATATATATAGGGCATAAAGTGAAAAATTTATAGTTACAAGTAACACACGCGATAAATGCCTGACATAACAGTCTTATGAGCATTTAAACGTAGGTTGCATTTACTGTTACAAATTAAAAGGGAAAAAATTATGCGAGGATATATTATAACAATTCAGAAATCTACTTATTTTATCAACAATATACATCGTGATCCTATGACGGGTGTCTTTTATTATAAGCTTGAAGAATTAGCTGATAGCTCAATCAAGTGTAATTATGACCCGATGTATAATCGTCCAGCATATCGTGTGCGTTTGAGAGATGCAATAATGAATCGTGTGAAAAAGTTATTCGGCGAACAAGTAGCTCATTTTTATATTTTGCAAGACAATAATCAATTATCGGAGATTTAACAATGATATGGAAAGTCAAAGTAGATGGTGTTATCGTTCGTGAGTTTGAAAACAAAGAAGAAGCAGATAAGCATGCCAGAAACATCAACAGTCAGTTGTTGATTTATGGCAACGAAGCTTATGTAGAGGCGGACAAATGACGATTGACGAGGTTCGAGAAGAAACCAGGAAAGTAAACGAAGCGATTGAAAAAAACGTGTTCGTTGTCGGTAAAGGTGCATACACGGAGGATAAGTAATGCTGCGATGGAAATATACAAGATAATCACTTCATTCCCAGATGAAGACGGCACTTATGTTGGATATAAAATTGGTCAATATGATGTTTTGCACATTGCAATATCTGATCAGCATGGCAATATTGTGCAACAGGGTTCGCCCGGCTATTATCGCGTGTTGTTTTCAGACCATACAATGGCTGTTGTGCCAGACTATCAGTTTGAAGCACATTGGCAAGAGGTATAAATCGATGAGCAACAGAAAAGATTTAGAAAATAAGTCATACCGTGTTGGTTGGATTATATGGTTTATTTTGAAAAATGGATCAATTACTAAAAAAGACTATATGTATGAGTTCGATATTATCGAAAAAACGGTTTTTAGAGATATTAAAGAAGCACGTGATATTTTGGAAGATTTTTACGGCAAAACAATTCGTTACGATGTCCTGAAGCGAAAGTATATTTTGGAAGAATTGGAGAATAAATCATGACAAGAGATGAAGTAATCGAGCGCTATAAGGGCGGCATTTCAATTGGTGATGGTATAGCGGGTGAGGAGTGGCTGCTTGATGAAGAAAACACAACAGTTAATTCGCTACATTTGTTGGGGTATGATGCTAATATGTACCCAATGCCAGACCTATCAAGACGTCCAGCTAAGTATCAAGACCACGTAAAATGCGAAGTGTTGAAGCAGTTAAATGAATGGGACGGCGCAGTGTATCTTGATGGCCAACTAGTTAAGAGGTAATTATGGCAACTGAACAACAAATTCAAGATGCAGTTATGGTGGCATTATCTGAGGCAGGACACCGAGTGTATCGAAGTAATGCAGGAACTGCTCGGGCTATTGACAGTGAACGACGTATTAAGTTAATGCCGCCTGGGTTCCCTGATTTATTCGGCTGGCGGTCAGGAGATGGCAAATTCTTTGCAATCGAGATGAAAACACCAACCGGACGATTGCGACCAGATCAAGTGAAATTTAAGAAGTTCATCGAAACACAGCCTATCTTATACGGTGTGGCACGTTCTGTTGAAGACGCTATGAAAATATTGGGAGAGTAGTTATGCGTGAGATTAAGTTTAGAGCGTGGGATAAATTTACTGGCACAATGGTCAACGTTGCCACGCTAGATTTTGGGGCTATCGGAGCAGAATGCGCTGTCGATGATTCAGGAATTAATGGTGATTTAACAAGCGAGTGGATTCTTGAACAATACACTGGACTGAAAGACGTGAATGGTGTTGAGATTTATGAGGGTGATGTTGTTAAACTATATGCAGAAGTTCATGACACTTTTGGTTTTGAAATAACTAAAAAAGAAACCGGAAAAATAGTATTTTACGCCGGATCGTTCTTTATATCTAACGGTATATCTGACGAACCAATTTACGCTTACGAAAATGATTTTGAAGTCATTGGCAACATACACGAGCAACCAGAATTGTTGGAGGAGAAGTGATGATTAGAAAAGAATATTTTATGAGTTTTTACGAAATGGAAGTCACATACCCAATCGGGAGCATACATGAAATTAATGGCAAAAAATACAAAGCTATGAAGCACAATGACACTTTGCCAACTACTGCATTTTTGTCACTGCCAAGTACCGAATTTATAGAGGTAAGTGATGATTGAAATAGGAAACAACCTCAGGCACATGATTGAATATGGCATAACGACATTCTGCATATTGTTGATCGCTGATTCAATATTAGAGTGGTCAAAAGCGTATATGGATTATAAGAAGAAAGAGGAGAAAACTAATGAGTGAGGCACAAGAAGTATCCAAAGTAAACGTAAACCAAATTGCCATGCCTGGTGTGTATGACAAAATAACGATTGGTAAGGGTGTCATTGAGTTTAAAGTCAGCGTTGACCTATCAAAGAATGCGCACTTGCTTGAAAGATTAAGTCAAGAAGCAGGTAACCAAGTATTGATTGGGTTGAGCTTTCAACAGCAAGAATTGAACGTTTAACGTTGGTAGGTGGTTTCTTTGGATAAAGTAGAAGTTGCGGAACGTGTGCGCAAATTTTTAAGTAATGAGTTTCAAACACACCGCCGAAAAGCACAGATCGCAAATATTCTGCCAGGATCGCCAACATTGAGCGATGAACCAAAAGGCGGCGGTTATGGCAACTCACAAGAAAATAAACTCGTCGAGTATCTCTACTCTAAACAAATTGTTGAGTCGTTCTACATCGTGATTGAATTATTACCACTTGACTGGAAACGGATACTTGAGATGTGCTATATAGAAAATTTTAACGATATTATTGTAATGGAGCGGTTAGGAGTATCTCGTACAACTTTCTATGAATATAAGCAACGTGCTTTATTAGAGTTTGCAGAGTTATTTCAATGGATCGTTGATTTCAAGTTTTGAAAGGAAAATATTATGCAAAAAGGACACCCTAGGCATAAGCAATTAAAACGAGCCAAGAATGATATGTATTTATACAGGCGACGTAAAAGTAAAGAAATGGCGGAAGCTTTAATCGCAACATTTAAATTTATGGGCGAAGCACTCGCACCAATCGGTAGAGCAATAGCAAAACATTTCAAAAACACCCATTAACGGGTGTTTTTTTATTGATTTAAGTCGTACTTTATTCGTACTTTTAACGAACAATTTGCGTACTTATGCCGAATTGAAATCGTGTTATTATGGTATTGTTCAAAAATTACGAACAGCAGGAAAGGTCGGTTAGCCCGGTCGCTTACGAGATAATTTCAATATGTAAGTTAGGTGACAGGTGGCGGAATAGGTAGACGCTTAATTGGAATAGAATTTATTATTGGGAGTAGATACCCAATATAAACATGCAAGGTGCAAATCCTTGCCCTGTCATTGCAAGTATCTTACTAAGTGATGTATCAATAAGCCGTTACACTCGGGGTAGGTGAGCAAGAAAATACATGTAGGTGTGGATGTAGTTCAGTTGGTTGAGCTGGCTGTCGTAAAGGACGTTAAATATACGCAGGTTCGAGTCCTGCCATTCACATTGCGGAAACGCAAGCACAACTGAATGAGTGACATTTGACTGTTGCTCGTACATAATAATAAATATGTGCATTGTTATATAATATTTGTTATGATGTAAAGCGTGATATTTTTAAAAATAAACTCTCTCATTTTTAAACCATATTCTTTGAAACAGAATTATCACTACAAAACCACTTAGGTTAATTCCTAGAGTGGTTTTTATTATCGTTTGAATTAAATATGAATTCTGGGTATAATTGCTGAATGGTAACCCAACCCTAGACTGTTATAATTTTGCTGCTTTCAAGTAATTTTTTGCATATCGGGTTACCGTACATAATAAATAGCAGTCCGACTTACATTGTAGGTTGGGCTTTTTTGATGGAGTAAATCATGGATGAACAAACAAAACAGCGCCTGAAACATATCAGAGACGCTACAGAAGTGAATAAGAGACATGCCGATATGTTGAGAACGCAAAGTGAATCTCGTCATGAGCGAGCGCGTGTGCAGATTAAAAGCGAAGTGATGGAAAATAGGAATATTAACTATCGCAAACATATGAAATGGCTTAGCGCATAAGCGCTTTTTATTTTGCACTAAATATTTTTTTATGATACGTTGCCTAAAAGTAAGGCTCCAGCATCGGATTTGATAGCTCCTGGCTGGGTTAGAAATATCGTGTGTGAGGTGCAATTCCTTTCCGTATCTTTTATGAATGGAGTAAAACATGGAAATTAAAAATTTAAAAACAGACGATTTAATACCATACATTAACAATGCACGACACAACGATGATGCCGTTGACGCAGTGGCAAGTTCGATTAAAAACTTCGGATTTAAAGTGCCGGTCATTGTTGATGGTAACAATGAAATCATCGCAGGTCACACACGTGTCAAAGCTGCTAAAAAGTTAGGACTTGAAACAGTGCCGGTAGTGGTTGCTAATGATTTGACACCTAAACAAGTGAAAGCTTTCCGTTTGGCCGACAACAAAGTAGGAGAAATTGCTACTTGGGACGACGACATGTTAAACGCTGAGCTGGCAGAATTGGCAGACTTAGATTTTGACATGACCGACTTTGGTTTTGAAGCTTTGTCGTTTGAAAGTGATGACGAAGTTGTGGAAGATGACGACTTCGACGTTGCCCCGGTTGAAGAGCCAACGAGTAAGTTGGGACAAATTTATCAACTTGGACGTCATCGTTTAATGGTTGGTGATAGTACGGACACGAAGCAAGTGGCCGCATTACTTGACGGTAAGAAAGCGGACTTGCTTCTAACCGATCCACCATACAATATTGGTTACAGTAACCCTTCAACCGGTCATACGGTTGCAGGACAAACCATTTTAAACGAACGTCAAAGTGATGAAGAGTACTTGAAATTTTTATCCGAAGCGTTTAGTGCCGGAAAGAATTGGATTAGTGATTGTGCGAGTTTTTATATTTGGTATGACTCTAAGTTTAGTTGGGCTGTTATGAACGCAATCAATGAAGCAGGACTGTTTTATCGACAAACTCTAATTTGGAAGAAAAATGCTTTTACGTTGGGTCGTCCATATAGAAAACAATTTGAAGTTGCTATATTTGGAAGTGTCGGTAAGGACTATAACTGGTATAACGGTCAAGGAGAGCCGGACGTACTTGAGTTCAACCGACCAATGAAGTCGATTGAACACCCAACGATGAAGCCGGTAGCTTTGTTTGATTACCAGATGAAGAACTCATCAAAGACTGGTGACGTTGTTCTTGATTTATTTGGCGGTTCGGGCACAACAATGATTGCTGCGGAACAAAACGGACGTGCTGCATGTTTGATGGAACTTGACCCACGCTATGCTGATGTCATTATTAAGCGTTGGGAAGAATTAACCGGCGACACAGCCGTATTAGTTAGCGAATAACTAGAAAGGAGCGACTATGGCAGGTAGAAAAAATAAATATCCGACATACGTCGAGCCTTATTTGGCAAAGGTTACTAAGTGGGCGCGTGACGGTATGTTTGACAAGGATATAGCGCGCGCTCTTGGCGTATCTGTGGCCGTATTCAGTGAGTATAAGAAAGAATATCCAGAATTAGACGAAGCGTTAAAAAGCGGCCGAAGAACGGCTGTTATGGCTATTGAGAATGCTTTGTTTGAAAAGGCACTGCCTCACCAACGTAAGGTCACCACAAAAGAAGTATACAAGTCAGCCAGTGGTAAAGGGCCGGGAAAACAGATGATACGTGAGGAAGTCACGGAAGTAGACGGCGACACAACCGCGGCTATATTCTTGTTAAAGGCATGGGAACCAGACCGCTACCGTGAAAAGACCGAAGTTAATATGAACATTGCGCCGGTTGAGATTGTGGACGACATTCAGACGGCGCTAGAAAGTCGTGACAATGAACGAAGTCAAGACACAAATTAAACTAAGCGACTTGATTGCGCCGGCCTTTTATGAGCCACACATGAATATTAGCCGGCAGCTGTTCACGCACTGGTGGTTTAAGGGCGGCCGTGGTTCCACCAAGTCGTCGTTTATATCTATTGATATTGTTAAGGGTATCATGCAAGACCCAATGGCAAACGGCGTTGTAATTCGTAAGGTTGCCGATACGTTGCGTGAGTCAGTGTTCGAGCAGTACCAGTGGGCGATTGAAAAGCTGGGCGTGGAACACCTATGGCGAGTGCGTGTCAACCCTATGGCATTAGAGTACAAGCCAACCGGCCAGCGTATCGTGTTCAAGGGTGCCGACAAGCCCCGGCGTTTGAAGTCAACTAAGTTTAAGCATGGCTATGCTAAGTTCATTCACTATGAAGAAGTGGACGAGTTCAAAGGCAGTGAAGAAATACGATCAATAAACCAGTCGCTTATGCGTGGTGGCCAGAACCAAATGGCTATATACAGTTACAACCCGCCCAAGAGTACGACGAACTGGGTTAATAAATATGTTATGGAACAGGAGACACGAAGCGACACGTACGTTCATTCAAGTACGTATCTAACCGTGCCTCCTGTTTGGCTTGGAGAAGCATTTATTGCTGAAGCGGAAGAGACAAAGCGCATCAATCCACGTGTTTATCAGCATGAATACTTGGGTGAGGTTGTTGGAACAGGTGCGGAAGTATTTACCAACATAACCAGCCGTGAGATTGGTAATGAAGAGTATAGTGCATTCGACAAGATACACCGTGGGCTTGACTTTGGTTTTGCTGCTGATCCATTGGCTTATGTTGAGTGGGATTACGACGCAGCACGCAGGAGATTGTTTGCGGTTGATGAGTTGTATGGACCGGGTATTAGCAACCAACAAGCCGTTGATGGCATCAATAAAATAAATGATATGAATGACTTGATAATTGCTGATAGTGCTGAGCCGCGAACGATTGCAGAATTGCGCGGACACGGTTTGAAAATTAGACCAGCCCGCAAAGGTAAAGGGTCAGTTGAACACGGTATCAAGTGGCTGCAAGACTTGAATGAAATTGTTATTGACCCACGACGTACACCAAACATACATCGTGAGTTTGTTGGGTATGAATTAGAAGCAGATAAAAACGGCAATTTGCGTGGTGACTATCCTGATAAAAATAACCACAGTATTGATGCCACACGTTATGCTATTGAAGCATTACTAAAACCACGTACAAAGATAGGTTGGTGATTATGGAATTAGAAGTAGCTAAAAAAGTATTTCAAAGTACAGACGAGGGACGTAGCCGAGCTATTAACCAATACGAACAGTCTGTGCGCTATTACAATAACAAGAACGATATTACTAAGGATAAAGGTGGCGAAGATACGCTTGACCCAGACGGCAAGAAAGACGACTACATTCGCAAAGCTGACAACCGTATCAGCAATGGTTATCATCGTATCTTGGTAGACCAAAAGGCGCAGTATGTTGGCGGTATTGTGCCAACATTTGACGTTGAAGATGAAATACTCAACAACAAAGTCGTTGAAATACTTAGCGATAATTATGCCCGCATTTTTAATCGCTTGGTTATCAATGCTGCAAACTCTGGTTCAGCTTGGTTGCATTACTGGACTGATGAAGTTGGTGTGTTCCATTACGCCACTATTGACCCGGCACAAATTACACCGGTTTATGACGGTAGCTTGGAACAGAAACTGTTAGCTGTACGCCGAACGTATGAAGCGCTCGACACTGAAACAGGTGACGTTTATATCTATGATGAATACTGGACGGACACCGAGGCACAATTCTTTAAGCGCAAGCAGGGCGAAGACTACTCGGCACTGATGTATGACTATCGTGTTCCGGTGTTTGATATTACAACAGCCAGCCCAATGGATAACAGTGATGTATTAAAGCACGACGCTGGTGGGGTGCCGTTTATTCCGTTCATGAATAACCAAGACGGCACCCCAGACTTGCAACGATACAAGGGATTGATTGACGTGTTCGACAGGGTATATAGCGGGTTTGTCAATGACGTTGACGATGTGCAACAGGTTATCTTGATACTAACTAATTATGGTGATGCAGGAAGTGCGACTGAGTTCAAGCAAAAGCTAAAGCAAGACCAAGTTATTAACCTGGAAAAGTACGGCGACGGCGACCAGTCGGGGCTGGACAAGTTGACTATTGATATACCCGTGCAAGCCCGCGACGACTTGTTAGACCGAACACGTGAAGCTATATTTTTGCACGGTCAAGGAGTGGATCCATCACGTGTTGAAATGGGAACAAACAAAACAGGTGTCGCCTTAAAAATGATTTATACGCTGCTTGAATTGAAAGCGGCAGCATTAGAAAGTGAGTTTCGTCCAGCATTAGCTGAGTTAGTTCGTGCGGTATTGCGTTACTTGAACGATAGACAAGCGGACAAAAGGCGAATTACACAAACGTGGACACGTGCAGCTATTAAAGATAACACTGAACAAGCCGATGTTATTGCTAAGCTGGCCAACGTAACCAGTGATGAAGCAATCGCAAAGGGAAATCCACTGGTTGATGATTGGCAAGACGAACTCAAGCTGCGAGAAAGTCAGTCAGATAGTTACGACAACCCAGCGGCACGTGACAACATCGGGGGTTAATCGATGAGAAGTGCGGAATATTGGCGCAAGCGAGCGCTTAAAGTTAAGAACGCAGCGCTGGTTCAAGGCGAGCAATACGAGTTTGACATGGCCAAGCGATTAGCTAACGCCGCACTTGAAGTTGAAAGTGTTATTGATGATTGGGCGAACAAATACGCTGATGAAGACGGCACGATTAACGCTGATGAAGCCCGGCAGTTGCTGCGTGGTGTTGAAAATCATCAATGGCAAAACACGTTAGACGAATGGGAACGCAAAGCACGCGCCGGTGGTTATGATCATGAGTTAAATCTTGAGTATTATCGTAGCCGTGTCAGCCGTTTGCAAGCGTTAGAAGCGCAGTTAAAGAGTATTCTAGCTGGTTACGCTAAGCCCGAACAGGTACAAATGCTTGATATGCTAACAAATACGTATCAAGACACTTATTATCGGACAGTATTCAATGCCCAGTCACAAAACGGCACGTTCACAGCAGACTTTGCGCAGTTCAACACCGAAGCGTTAAAGGCAGCAGTCAGCAAGCCGTGGCACGGTGGCGATTTTAGCAGTCGATTATGGGGCAATATGACGGACACACTACCAGATACGTTGCAGAAATCAGTAAGCCGCGGCATTGCTTTGGGGTATGGGCCAGATCAATTGGTTAAAGAAGTCAGGGTGGCGTTTAGGAACTTTAAAAAGTATCAAGTACACCGGCTAATCATAACCGAAATGGCACACGCCACTGAAGAAGCGACGGCGAGCGGTTACAATGCGTCAGGCGTTGAGAAGTACGAATATTTAGCAACACTTGAAACACATACGTGCGACATTTGCCGTCGGTTGGACGGTAAAGTGTTCCCGGTATCAGAACGTGTCGAGGGTGTCAATTATCCGGTCATACACGCCCACTGTCGTTGCACAACGGCACCGTGGTACGACGAGCTGGCGGACGAAAGCACGCCACGTTGGGCTAGAAACACAAAGACAGGCAAAGGTTACACAACCGATGCACAGACATTTGAAGAATGGTTAGACATTGTTAAGCAAAACAGTTCCCGCTAACCGGTGGAACGGGACGGCTCACGTGACGGCGTGAGAAATGGGAACTGTCATGCTTACTCCGATGTTTTCTTATGTTATTTACTACAATATGCCAAGGACGCTTGGCGTACATACACGACCCGAATACGTCGCAAAACTGTTCATTTTTCATACAAAACTCTAGGCAGAGCGGACTGCCGTAACAACCGCGGGAGGATAAAGTATGAACACAGAAGCTTTGAAAGCGTTAGGACTTAACGACGAACAAGTTAAGGGTGTAATGGCATTGAAAGGCGAACTAATCAAGCAAGAAAACGCAAAATTAGACGCCGTATCTGCCGAACGTGACAGCTTAAATGAACAGATGGCGCAACGTGACAAGGACATTAAGGACTTGAAAAAGAACGTTGGGGATAACGAAGAATTGTCTGGCAAGTTGTCAGAATTACAGGGCAAGTACGACACAGACACAAAAGCATTGAGTGAAAAGCTGGCAGCAACCAAGCTTGACAGTGCTTTGGGTGCTGCATTAGCCAAAACAAAGGCACGTGATCCACAAGACTTGAAGCCATTCTTGGACATGGAAGCAATCAAAATCAATGACGACGGCGAGTTGACAGGACTTAACGACCAAATTACAAAGCTACAAGAGAGCAAAGGTTACTTGTTTGACGGTGGCACACAGCAAGGATATAACCCAGCCGGCGGTGGCACACCAAAGCAACCATCTAACCTTGCGGAAGCAATGCAAGCCAAGGACTTCAATTTCACGGAGTACCTCAAACAGACACAAGGAGATAATTAATGGCTAACACACAAATTATTGACGTAATCACTCCAGAAGTATTCAACCAATACATGGAGCAATACTCAACAGAACATTCAGCACTTATTCAATCAGGCGTTGCTGTAGCTGACGCACGAGTTGCTGCTAACATTTCAGCAGGCGGTACTTTAGTAAACATGCCATTCTGGAACGACCTATCGGGCGACGATGAAGTTCTATCAGACAATGCTTCATTGACAACAGGCAAGATTACATCTGGCCAAGACATTGCTGCCGTTATGTATCGTGGCCGTGGTTGGTCAGTGAATGAATTAGCAGCCGTACTTTCAGGTTCAGACCCAATGGGATCATTAATGAACAAGATTGGTGCTTACTGGGTTCGACAAGAACAAAAGGTATTGACATCAACATTAGCTGGTTTGTTTGCAACTGGTGGTGTATTGACTGCCGGGTCAACAGACCATTTGAACGCGACATCAGCTGCTATTGATGCGGCCGCTGTGTTGGATACAAAACAATTGTTAGGCGATGCATCTAACCAATTGTCACTGTTGGTTATGCATTCAGCTGTGTACACTGATTTGCAGAAGCAAAACTTGATCCAATTCATCCCCGCTTCACAATCACAAATTCAAATTCCGACTTATCTTGGTTATCGTGTGATTGTTGATGACGCTTTGGCACCAGTTGACGGCGCATACACAACTTATTTGCTTGCTGGCGGTTCATTTGGACGTAACAACGGTACACCTACCCACTTGACGTCATTTGAAAAAGATCGTGATGCAGCAGCTGGAAATGATCGTGTATTCACTCGTCGCGCATTCACAATGCATCCATACGGCGTGAAGTTTAAATCAGCTACTGTAGCTGGTGCAACACCTTCTAACGATGAATTGGCAACAGTTGGAAACTGGGAAGCAGTCTATGACTCAAAGAACATTGGTATTGTTGCATTGCAACACAAGTTGACACCAACGGTATAACGAGGAGGCTATTATGGCTTACAAAGTATTACAAAGCTTCCGTGACATACAAACACGGGTTGTTTACAATCCTGGCAGTGCATATCCGGCAGACGCACCGGCTGATCGTATTGAAAAGTTAACAGGTTTGTCATTCATTGCAGCGGATGAAGCCGTGGAAACAGTCACGGACAATAATACAGTGGCTGAGATTAAGGCGTTATTGGACGCTAAAGGTATTCAATATCAATCTAAATCAACTAAGGCTGAGTTGCTGTCATTATTGGAGGACTAAATATGGCATTCCCACGACTAGATGAATTGAAAAATAACATCAAAAAACTACAACCTAAGCCGGACAGTGTAGAACAGGCGGTGTATGATTTGCTGATTAACACAGCGATTGACAAGATCATCAATGATGTTGTGGCGTTTACCAATTTGCCAGCTGCAGAACTGCCACCAGTACTCGACACAACTATTTTATTAAAGTTGTCTGGTTGGTTTACTGATGCTGGTGTGTTTATGACAGCAAATGATCGACATACCGGGGCTGTTACGAGTGTTAAAGAGGGCGACACTCAGATTAACTATGGCAACCCACAAAATGCTTTGCAATCGTTGGGAAGTGTATCGTTTATAGACAACGATTTTAAATCATTTTTAAGTCGTTATCGCCGCATTAGGGGGTGGAAGTATGATTGATCCATTCCGAGAAGCGGGGGCAATACTGGGAACGCTATATCGTGACCGTGTGACTATTTATGGTGCAAAGCCAGTTTTACGCAACGGGGCGACCGAAGTGAAAGACGTTGTCATCATTTCAAACTACCCATGCAAGATTTCACTGAAAAATCAACAGCTAAGTGCTGATGGACAATTTGGCACCGACGCATACGACGCAAAGCTATTCCTCGATAATGGCGTGTCAGTGCCTGCTGGTGCTATTTTAGACGTTACTGATGTAAATGGTAATACAATGCGTTACAAGCGTTCATCTGCAAGTTATACGGCGTATGCGAGCCATCAGGAGTTAACTATGGTTCGTGATGAGAAAGCAACGGTTAAAATTGATGGGTAGCTTTGGAAAATTCGACACGCAAGATTTTGACAGATTTGTTAATGAGTTTGAAAACAAAGTAAAGGGCGAGGCGATTGTGGCAGCGATTGAGGTCGCTTTGACACAAACAGCCGGAACCGCAATTAACAAAGTCAAGAAAAAAACACCGGTCGATAAAGGCACGTTACGACGTAACTGGCAAGCCAGTAATGCAAAACACTTCGGGGGGATGTTTTTAATCGACATCTACAACAACACGGATTATGCGCCGTTCATCGAGAACGGACACCGTATTGTACGTGGTGGCCGGACAGTTGGCTACCAACCTGGCGTGTTTATGTTACGTGATGCAATTAGAGAAGTTGACAACAACTGGGATCGTTTAGTTGGTCGGCGTTTCTTACAAGCACTTGATAATGTATTGGGAGGTTGACATGGAAGATATAACGTCATTGGTTGTTCAGACCATACACAACAAGCTGCCAGACATTCCGGTGTATCGTGAGAAAATGCCAGCAGCTTTCAGTGAACCGTCGTTTGCGATTAATCGTATTGGGTTAGCTTCCAAAGGCGAACCAAACGGACGTGATATGCGACTGTATTCGTTTGATTTAGCTTACTTCCCCGAACCTAATCGTCCGCGGGAAGATATGGATAACATGGCCGAGTGGCTCACGGCCAATTTGAGAAGTATCGAGCCGAATTATGCAGCGTTGATTAACCGGGATATAACTGTAGCCGACGACATACTGCACTACATGTTCGATGTTCGAGCACGTGTGCGCTTTGGCCACGGTGAATTGTTTACTCAATCGCTAGATTATTCAGGAGGACTGAAAAATGGATAGTAACAACACAGTAGCTGAAATTAAAGCATATTTAGACGACCATCAAATTGCATATAATTCGTCAGCAACTAAATCTGATTTGTTGGCACTCATTCCGGTGGAAGAAACGACCACGGAAACGGAAACAACCGCAGAAACAACCACGGAAGCGGAAACAGTACCGGAACAGCAACCAGTTGTACCAGCTCATCGTGAACCCTATTACACAAAGGCGGAGCTTTTAGGGCTGATAACGGGTTACATGCACGACTACTTCTTTATTGCATTGAAGAATGGCCGCACGTACACATACAAAGAAGCGCTTCAAGCAGTCGATGACTGGAAGCACTCTGGTACAATTTTTTAAATTAAAGGAGGTCATTAAATAATGGCAGGTGGAAATTGGAACTCACAAAGTAAAACATTACCAGGCGCATACGTTGATGTTTATTCAAGCAAAAGCGCAACACTATCATCAGAAAACCTGCGGGGCGTTGTATTCACATCAGTTAGCGGATTAAACTGGGGACAACGTGGCGTCGTTAAAGCTGATTTGTCAACAGACTTTTTAGCATTGTTCGGAAAGTCAATTGATGATCCAGCATTGCTTGGTTTGAAGATGATTTTGCAAAACGCACGCACAGCTTACGTGTTTAATTTGAACTCAGGTACAGCAGCCACAGGAACATCTAACGTGTTGCCTTGGTCATTTGCTGCCAAGTACCCTGGAACACTCGGGAACACAATCAGCGTAGCAATCACACCAGACCCAAGCAACGTGGCTCGTTTCATTGTCAAGACAATTCTCGGCACAGAAGTAGTGTCTTCGCAAACAGTTGGCAAGGCGTCTGAATTGGTAGCCAATGGTTACGTTGTGCCAACAGTCAACGCTGGCGACGCAGCAGACGACGGCGCAGCTAAATTGGGGGCATTAGTTACTGGTGTCACTGTTAAATTAGAAAACGGCACAACAGACGCTTCAAGTAGCCTTGATGATTTTGTTGTTGCTGCTGAAACGTATGAATACAACACAATCGCAGCACCAATGTCTGCGGCTGATGCTTCAATTCAGACTTTGATTGCATCAACAGCAATTCGTTTGCGTGATGAACAAGGACGCAAGGTGCAAGCTGTTGTGCCTTACAGCTCATCATTCAGCCCTAACCATGAAGGTGTTATTGTGGTTGGTAATGGTGTTAAGTTGGCCGACGGTACAGTTTACAATACGTCAATCATGGCTGGCTGGTTTGCCGGTGCAACTGCTTCGGCAGCACCAAACGAGTCATTGACTTACAAACGTGTATTCGGTGCGGTTGATACAGTGCCACGTTTGAATGAGTCAGCACAAATTGCAGCTGTTCAATCAGGACAACTTGTGTTTGACGCTTCACGTAACTTAGTTCGTGTATTGGTTGACATTAACAGCTTGACACAATTCACAAAGACAAAGGGCAACGAATTCTCAAAGAACCGTGTCTTGCGTGTGCTTGATGCCATCGCAAACAACACACGTGAAACTTGGGAAGATAACTTTATCGGACAAGTTACCAACGACGCTGCTGGCCGTGATTTGTTCAAAGCTAACCGTGCGGAATACTTGGCTGGTTTGCAAGCACAAGGTGCGATTGAAAACTTCACAACTGACGACATTGTTGTGTCAGAGGGTAATACCAAAGACAGCGTTGTTGCTACAATCAACGTGCAACCAACCGACGCGATGGAAAAGTTGTATATGACAGTGTACGTAAAATAAGGAGGTCATAGATAATGGCGGATCAAGTAGTATTAAATCAACGTGACGCAATCAACTCGAAAGAGGGAACTGTTGTCATTAACATCGACGGCAAGAATTACCCATTCATCGAAGCCACAGAAGTATCAGCGCAAGTCGACTTCAACAAAGAAGATGTAATGCGCTTGGGTACTCGCTTCAAGGGTTCAAAGGTCACATCAGCGGAAGGTACAGGAACCATAAACGGCTACCTTGTATCATCAATCTGGGTGTCAGAAGTTCTTGAAAACTATAAGAACACAGGTATTTTGCCAAGCATGTCATTGACTGTAACAGTTGAAGACAAGGACTCATCTGTCGGCAAGCAAGTAATTGTTTTGACTGGCTTCATGATTGACACAGTCCCATTGTTCGACTTACAATCAGACGACGGTGTGATGATGGGTGAAACTGACTTCACGTTCGACGGCTACCAGTTGACAAACAAGTTCGGCGGCCCACAACGCTCATAAGCGTTACAAATCAGAATTTCGGTTATAAATTCTGATTAAAGAATGCCGGTGTGACAGCGTTTCTAAATGATTCATATTTTCCAGTTACACATCAGTTACGCCTTTGAGCCTTACTGCCCCAAGGTCTACCCCTATATATAATATAAACTACTACTACTTAAAGTAATGTAGTAGTTATATATATATAAGGGGAAGAGTGGAAATTTTTTAGTTACACGTAACAGAAAGCTATAAATGCCGAAATAAAGGTGTTTGTGGCTTTTTATTATGATTACAAACTCAATTACAAGTTACAAACTTAGGAGATAACAACATGACACAAAAATCAATTCAAGCATTTTTATTGGCAGATTCATCAGCTTTGGAAGAAACAAAGGAAATCAAGTTCACGCAATTCGCTGAACCATTTGTGATTCGTTCAATGACTGCTGATGAATTTGACAACATCACAAAACGCTCAACACGCCGCACTAAGCAAAACGGTTCAATCGTCAAGGAAGTAGACCAAAACAAGTTGGTTGATACGTTAGTGGCCGAAGCGGTGGTAACGCCTGACTTGAACAACGCCGAGCTACAAGAATACTATGGCACGATTGGTAACGCAGCTGGTACAGCTCGTAAGATGTTAAAGGCTGGACAATGGGGTGATTTGATTAAGGCAGTTCAAGATTTGAGTGGCTTCGACCAAGAGCCTGTAGATGAATTGGTTGACGAAGTAAAAAACTAATAAACGCCGGCGACGGTGCAGACTTTCAATATTACTTTTACACGATGCACAACTTCCACTGGACACCTGAATATTGGGCAAGCCTGAAAAAGCGCGAGAAAGCAATTGTTATTGCTGGTATCGACATCAAAATAAAGGAAGAGGAACGGGAACGTAAAAGAGCCGAGAGCAAAGCTAAACGTCGGCATTAACACGGATTTGTTCCGTGGTACATATAGAGGATATAAAACATGGCAACAATTGGTGCAACACTACAAATTTATGATCGTTTTACTGGCCCACTTAAAGATTATGCGAACGGTATTAAAACAGCTGCACAAGCAGGGTCAACTTTAAAAAATTCAATGGCAAACTCTGCCAATGGCGTTAATTTTGATCGGCCAACCCGCGAATTATCGAATCTAGCAACCCAAGCCGAAAAAACTGACGGTATCTTTAAGAAAATGCTAGGTGCGAATATCATTGGAGCTGGTATTGTCAAGGGAATCGGTGCCATTAGTAGTGGCATCACTGGATTAATGGGTGATTTAAGTGCTTCGAGTGCTACTTGGCAGACGTTCCAGGGAAACATGGAACAGCTTGGAGCAAGTAAAACTGATATTGCCAGCGCCAAGAAAGCCATGCAAGACTATGCCACGCAGACGATTTATTCAGCGTCTGATATGGCCTCCACTTACTCACAGTTAGCAGCCGTTGGGACAAAAAACACCGGCGAATTGGTTAAGGGGTTCGGTGGATTGGCCGCTGCTTCCGAAGATCCAGCACAAGCCATGAAGACATTATCACAACAGGCGACACAGATGGCAGCTAAGCCAAAGGTTGCTTGGGAAGACTTCAAGCTTATGCTTGAGCAATCTCCGGCTGGTATGGCTGCCGTTGCTAAAACAATGGGCATTTCTACTGGTGATTTGATTAAGAAAATTCAAGCCGGAACAGTTAAAACCCAAGATTTCTTTGATGCTATTCAAAAGACCGGAACGAACGCCAACTTTACAAAAATGGCTACGCAGTTCAAAACTGTTGGCCAAGCTGTTGATGGTTTGAAAGAAACATTAACCAATGCTTTGCAACCTGCTTTTGATAAAGTAAGTAAAATTGGTATAGCTGCTGTAAGCGGTATTTCTGACATGATTGGCAGCGTTGATTTCAGTTCAATCGCTGATAAAATTATTAGTTTTTTCTCGAACGTCGGCAAGAAAGCAGGCGAATTTTGGAACACATTTAAAAGCACTGGCGCAGTTATTGCTGTTGTCGATGCTTTTTTTGCAATTAAGGGCGCAATCGACACGGTGATGGCTACCCTTAAAAATACTGACGGCAAGAGCTTGTTTACATTAAAAGATGCCGCAACGGTATTAGGAAATGCGGTTGTTTGGGCAGCTAACCAGATTGAAAATTTAGCAACGTTTATCCAACGATTGGATCCTAATATTATTAAGGCGATTGCAACTGCCGCTGGTATCGCTTTGACAGCATTCCTTGGTTGGAAAGGAATCACTGGCGTAATTGGTGGCGTATCGGGCGCAATTAAGGGGCTTTCGGGCGCGTTTACGGGTGTCGGTTCAGCAATGGGATTTATGGCAAAGCACCCAATTTTAAGTGCAGTTATAGCATTAGCAGCGGCATTTGCCTATGCATACATGACATCTGAAAAGTTTAGAAACGGTGTTAACACAGTAGCCAGTGCGATTGGTAAAGCAGTGAGTGCGGTTGCTGATTTTATCGTTAAAAATAAAGAATTAGTCGGTACGCTAAGCGTTCCAGCGATTGCTGGTTTTGGTTTATTAATCGCTGGACTTTCTGGGAAGTTTGGCAAATTAGCTGGTCCGCTTAGTAAAATTTCTGGTTTGTTTAAAGGTTTAGGCAAAGCTAAAGCTTCTGGAGCTGGTAAAGTTGCTGAAGATATTACTAAAGTGACAGACGCCGGTTCTAGCTTTAAAAGTGTAATCGGTAAAGGTCTGAGTTTTACACTAAAAGCGGTTGGCGTTGCAGCAGTAATTGGTAGTTTGGCATTGCTTGCAAAATCACTCGAAGGCATTGCAAATGCAGGCGCACAAGCACCAGCAAACTTGGCAGCGTTCGGTGCGGTAGTCGCTGGACTGGCTGGCACGTTTGCGCTATTTGGATCAAAGTTACAATCATCAATGGTCGGCATTGCGGTATTTGCTGCATCAATGAGTGTCCTGGCACTTGCTATGGCACCAATTGCCAACGCTGGCCAAAACGCAGCAACAAACTTAGCGGCGTTTGGTTTGGTAGTCGCTGGCTTAGCGGTTGTATTTGCGGTGTTCGGTTCAGCGCTAACAGCTTCAATGCTTGGCATCGGTGTCTTTGCGTTATCAATGAGCATGATTGCATTAGCTATGGCACCAATCGCCAATGCGGGTGCCAACGCAGCAACTAATATGGCGACGTTTGGTTTGGTAGTCGCGGGCTTGGTTGTCGTATTTGCGTTATTTGGTTCAGCACTAACACTTGCTATTCCGGCAATGTTAGCGTTTGGCGCAACTATTCTCATGATTGGCGCAGGAATTGGCATGGCGGCACCTGGTTTGGCCATGATGCCACCAATAATCATGGCACTTGGTCTGGCTTTCTCGATGGCAGCAATGGCGGTTGCCACAGCAATTACGATGATTATCGGTGCGGTTGCCGGACTAGTAACGACGATTGCTGGCGCTATTATGGGCATTGTTGAAACAGTCGGAAATACATTAGTTAATGTATTCCAACAGGCAGGTGATTCAATAAGTCAAGTAGTCACATCAATCGGCGACTCAATCAGTCAAGTAGTGACAGCTATATCTGACGGTGTCTCACAAGTTGTTACATCTGTCGGTGGTGCAGTGAGTGGCGTATTAAACTCACTTGCAAAAGTATTTGACAGTATTGGAACGGCTGCTTTAAACGCCGGTACAGGTTTCAGTTTATTGGCTGACGGTATTTCTCAATTAGTCAATTTATCACTTGGTGACTTAGTTGGCACATTGACGGCCGTATCTGTTGGCTTGGGTGCTATTGCGCTTTCTGGCCCTGGCTTAACAGTGGCCGGTGCTGGCATGACAATATTAGGCGCTGGCACAATGCTGTTCGCAACGGCGGCAATGGCTGCCAATGTTTCAATGGCACCACTTACGGCAGCAATTCAGGCATTAAGCACAACGCTACCACTTATCGGAGCGGCGGCAACAGTCGCTGGTGCTGCTATGACTGTTTTTGCTGCAACGGTGTTAATTTCACTCGCTTCATTGATTGGCGCAACTGCAATGCTTACTGCATTTATGGCAGTGATGACAATGACAGGCGCAACAATGGGGATTGTTTCAGCGTTGGCTATGGTTGCCAGTGCTGGGTTCTTAATGTTCGGTGCCGCAGCAACAATGGCATCAGTAATGGTAACTATGTTGAACGTTAGTTTGATGATGGTGTCGATGTCAGCGATGATGGCAAACATGAGCTTAACGGCTATGGTTGCCAGTTTGTCAATGGTCGGCATTGGGCTATTAACAATTACAAGTGCTTCACTGGCATTAATGGCCACGTTGACAATGATTTCAGCCGCTACAATGCTTGTAGACGCTGCCTTGATTGTCTTGGCAGTAAGTTCAATTGCGGCAACAGCTAGCATGATTGCATTAGGCGCAACCGCTACAATTGCGGGTGCAGGCATGGTTATTGCCGGCGCAGGTGCAGTTGCAGCTGGCACTGGGTTGGTTGTCTTGGCGGCAGGAATTACAGCAGTTGGCGCATCGTTGGTTGTATTATCAGCCGGTATTATGACGCTTTATTCAACAATTGCATCTGTATTCTTGCAGATTGTTTCTGCGGTAAGCAGTGCAATGAGTAATGTTGTTTCAACAGTGAGCGGTGGTATTCAATCAGCAATTGGTGCAGTACAAAGCGCCAGCGGTTCATTGGTTGGCGCTGGTCGTGACTTTGTTATGGGCTTTGTCAATGGTATTAAAGGCGCTATTGGTGCAGCAGCGGAAGCCGCAGCAAGTATGGCCAAGTCTGCAGTTGATGCAGCGAAAAGTTTGTTAAACATTCATTCGCCATCACGTCTCATGCGTGATCAAGTCGGAAAGTATGTCGCATTAGGTATGGCCGTCGGTATTATTGCCAATACTTCAGCGGTTAATGATGCAAGCGCGGATATGGCCACAAGTGCTGTGAAGTCAGCACAAGGTTACACAATGCCCGACATTGCAGCTGGCCAAGTGGCTGGTTATACATTACCGGAAGCGCCAGTGCTTAAAGACGTGCAGCAAAATTACACAGTAAATGCTGCCGCTAATAATCGTGTGCCACAAGCAACGAATCAAAGTGCAGTGATTAACTATGCAAATGCTGTACCAACAGTACCAAAAATCAATAACCAATCGGCAACGTTTAACTATGATAATGTTGTGCCAGCTTCGCCGCAAATAGGCAACCAAGCAGCGGTGATTAACTATTCAAACGTTGTCCCAATGACACCAAATATTACTAATCAAAGTGCAGTCATTGAATACAAAGATGTTGTCCCAATAACACCAAAAATAAGTGATCAAGAAGCAAACGTTAAATACATTAATCAATTTCAACAATTGGATAAGTTATCAGCACAAAATTCAACAATTGCGTATACAAATAATGTACCTATTGTGCCACAATTAAGTGATCAATCAGCAAAAATTAACTATTCAAATGTTGTCCCAATGACACCAACTTTTAAGGATCAATCAGCAAACATTAAATACAATAATGAAAATATACCAGCTGTGGCTAACCAATCAGCAAACATTAATTATGCTAATGTTGTCCCAATGACACCAGTTGTTGATAACCCAAACGCAGCTATTAATTATGTATCATCGTTGCCACAAACAAAAGACTTATCCCAAACTGCCATGTTGAACGAAAAGGCAAATTATACAGCAAGTTTTGACACAGGACTAATCAAGGCAATCGCAACCGGATTTGACCTTGCCACACAAGCTGTTCTTGGTTTCATCTCGGCAATTGGTAACATTGGCGAGGCACCACAGCAAAAGATAAACCGCGATACAAACGCACAAAACGTGCCACAGTTAGCTGGTAAGTTTGACGGAAATACTGCTTCGGGTGCAATGCTTGGCAATAACGACGACAACTCAACAGCAACCACAAGCAATAGCAATCAAACTAATAACTTCAACTTTGGCAACGGTGCAATCGTTGTGCAATCAAATGGCAACGAAAGCGGCGAAGAATTGTTGAATAAGATTGCAGCAGCAGCTCGCAAATATTCAGACAAAGGACTAGCATTCTAGGGGGTATAATATGGCAGAACATTACGGTATTTATTTCACAACACCTGATAATAAAACATTTGAGCTGCCAATCATGCCCGCTGAAATAGTTGTTGATCGTGTGATGGACGTGACGCAGAACACTATTGTAGCAATGGGCGAGGTTGACCAGATTGGCAGTAAAAAATTAAACGAAAATACAATTGAAGGTATTATTCCGGTTGATGTAAAAAAAAGCCACCTGATAACCGCGACGAAATTGTTGCCGAGTGGTAGTGATTACATTGGTTTGATTGAAAGCTGGCAAAGTAGTAAAAAGCGTGGCCGCTATGTTGTAACCGGTGACCGTAAAATGAGCGGCTGGGTGACTGTTTCAAAATTCGAGTGGGGCATGAAAGAAGGCAACGATAATGAATTTTATTACAGCTTAACGCTTCGAGAATGGCGTGATTATGCCGCACAGAAAATTGTTATCAAGAAAAACAACACGACGCCAGCAAAGCCGGCACCGCGTCCTGCACCACCGGCAAAAATCGGCGTTGGTTCACGTGTAATTGTCAATGGCCAGTTATTCCGTGATAGTTACGGCGCCGGCGGTGGACTGACTGAACGTAACGCAGACCGTGTGATAACGTTAATTGCCAATGGCAGATCAAAGCCTTATCACGTCGCGCTGGTTGGTGGCGGTGCGCGTGGTTGGGTGTCTGCGTCGTCAGTGAGGTTGAAATAATGGCAGTAACTGAATTTAGAATGGGAAAACGGGACTTATCGGAACCGTGGGACATATCACAAATTGTGACAAATATTAAATGGACGACTGACATCGACTTTGCGGCTGGTGAATTAGCGTTCACGATATTAGAAGTCAATGAAGGCTTCTTCCCATCGAATGGTGACTCGGTATGCTTCAAGTGGGACAATAATCGCACGTTTTTTGGTTATGTATTTTCAATCAGCTATAAGAGTGATGAAACAATTGAGGTTGTGGCCTATGACCGGCTGCGGTACTTTAAAAACCAAGATACGATTGTTTGGCCAGTTGGTAATGCGTTGCAACGCTTTAATTCGATTATGGAGCGTACGTCAACACCACACGATAATTTAGCAGCAGCGACTACTAATTTGCCGGCAGAAGTGTCAGACGGTAAAACATACTTCGATATGTTAAAATCGGCGTTTGACGCCACGCACTCACAATCTGGCAATCGTTATGCTATGCGTGACGTTTATGGTTTGGTTCAATTTATACGTGTTGCCAGTAACAACGGCGCATATATATCGGATCGTACACCAATAATCATTGGTGACGGTTCACTGTTGATTGATTTTACATTTGGTTCGTCAATTGATGAGCTTTACAACGTTGTAAAGTTAATTCGTGAAACGGAAGATGAACAAAAGCGTACGGTTTACACAACAAAAACGGCCAATTCAGACAGCAGCCAGCGACGTTATGGGACGTTACAAATTGTTGAAAAGGCAGACGATAAACTCAACGACTCGCAAATGCAAGACAGGGCTAACCAGTTATTACGCCAGCACAACAAAGAAAAAGTCACGCTAACAATAAACGCGATCGGCCACGAAGCAATTCGAGCCGGTACGCGTTTTTATATTTCAATCCAAGATTTGCGTGACATTGGTATTGGTACGCGAGAAGTGTTAGCTACCAAAGTGACACACAACTTCAAGCACGACTGGACAATGACAATTGATGCGGAGATGGACTAATGGCAAACAATATCGAGTGGTTTATTAATCAAATGAACTCACAGGGTGGCACTGATAGCGATTATGCTGACGTGTTGTTTGGTACAGTCGTATCTGCCAACCCGCTAAGAGTAAAAATTAGTAATGAGATGGTGCTTGACCGCACGTTTTTAGCGGTTACTGAAACGGCGACAAAAGCAAATCTCAAAAGCGGCGACGGTGTGGTTATCCTGCGTGGCCACGGTAACAGAAACAGTAACGTAGGTGCGCAACAGTTTGTTGTGCTAGATAAGATTGGAGGCTAACAACATGGTAGATTTTGACACGCCAATTTTGGACGACACAACACAACTGGTTAATGATGTGCAGGTTGTGACGCTTCCAAGTTTGACTTATCAGGTTGTCAATGGCCGTATTTTGGGGAAAATTGACGGCATGGAAGCCATGTTACAGGCTGTTAATAAAATATTGCGCACAGATCGTTTTGTGTTCACGATATACAGCGATCAATATGGCAATGACTTATCTGAACTAATTGGCAAAGAGTTGGCGTATGTTAAAGCAGAACTAGGACGCGTTCTTGACGAAGCATTGAAAGCAGATGATCGTGTGGACAGTGTAGAAGTTAATTCAGTAACGCAAACCGGCAGAAACACACTGCTGGTTAATTTAACAGTAACAACTATGTTCGGTGATGCAACGGTTGAAAGTGAGGTAAATGTATGACACCTAAAGAATTGGCAAACAAATTCCAAGCAATGGACTTTGATTATTTTATTAACGCAGCGCTGGATCGTGTGCCGAGTAACTTAGACACACGAGAAGGGTCGGTTATTTATGACGCGATTGCACCAGCTGCTTATGTCATGGCCGAGATGTCATTAAACGTGGCAGACACTGTTTTAAATATATTTACACAGACAGCCAGCGGGGAATATCTCGACTATCGAGCGGAGGAACGCGGGCTAACACGTGAGCAGGCGACGTTTACACAATTAACGGCAACGTTGACTGATGCAAACGGCCAGCCACTAGTGGCCGACATTGGCGACCGGTTCGCAAGTATTGGTGTTGAGCCTATTTACTATAAATTGACTAAGTTATCAAATGTGAGCGGGCAAGCGACGCTTACAGCTGAAACTGCTGGCGAAGTTGGTAACTCGTATATTGGCCAGTTGTTACCTATTTCAGCAATCGCTGGCTTTGGTAATGCTGTCGTTAATGAAGTGATTATCCCGGCCAGAAATGCCGAAACAGATGATGAACTCCGTGAACGTTTGTTGACTTCAAACGAAGTGATTGCATTCGGTGGCAACGTTGCCGACTATATTAAGTTTATTGTTGACATGGAAGATGTAGCTGCGGTTCAGGTATATCCAACGTGGAATGGTGGCGGAACGGTTAAGGCGGTTATTTTAAACAACCAATACCTCGCACCGTCGCAAACATTGATTGACCAGGTTAAGAATGCAATCGACCCGGTCAACTCATCTGGTAACGGTTATGGTATTGCACCAGTTGGGCATACAGTGACAATAGTTGCACCAGTACTGCGAACAATTAACGTCGGTGTCACAATTAACACCACACCAACAGTCACGGTTGAAGATGTGCGCCAAAAAGTTGAACAAGCAATTGATGAATATTTCAATAGTGTACGCGAAAAGTGGGGCGATGTTAATGCCGACGATCGCACGTACACTGTGACTTTGTACCGTTCACAGATTATTGTTGCGCTACTAAAAGTTGACGGCGTAACTAACGCAACCAATGTTAAATTTGACGGTAAAGATAACGATATAACATTGATAACTAATGCAACGACCGAAGAATTACCAATGTTAGGCACGGTGACGATTGATGGCTGAATTAATGACATTGAAAGAATTACTGCCGAATTATTATGAAGGTGTTTATGATATGGACGTTATTGTGAACCTTGAGCAGCCGTTACTTGATGATTTTCAAACGTTGGTTGACCAGGCTCGCAATAATCACTATGCAGCTATTGCCAATGAAGACGGTATTTCAATGTTTGAAGCAATGCTTGGCATAACAAACGTTGCGGGCCAAGACATCGAAACACGACGCTACAATATCATTATGCAATTATTGCCACCGAAGCCAGTTACGATGGCGTATATGCGTGAATTAATGGGCGCGTTAAATATTGATGCAACTCTAACGGTTGATACAAGTAAATTACATGTCAATGTTGAGGCTCATACGTCAGACAACACAGCAATGCAGCGTCTATCGGTACTGCTAAAAAGACTATTACCAGCAAACATGACGTTTACAACATTTAATTTGCCAGTAACATCTACAACAGGCACTATGTCAACTGGTACAGATGTACTTTATAACACGACAATCACAAATAAAGGGGGTAACACCTAATGGCTGACTCGTACAGTAAATGGGTGATGACAAACGCATTTGCAAGTAACTCGCAATCAGCATTGAATACCGGTAATAAAATTGAATGGGTAGCGTTGAAAACATCAGATGACACGCACACTTTAAACGATTTACCTGGCTTCAATGACACAACGCTGGCAACTGCTAAAATTAAGCAAACGTCTAGTATTAACTCAGTTGTGCTTAACGGCAACACGGTTACAATTACCGGTTTGTTCAACAGCGCTGGTAACACGTCAGATTATTATATCAAGACAATATTCTTAGTTGCCAAATACAACGGATCGGAATTTTTAGCTGGGGCAACCGTTGCCAACACGTCTGGTAGCGCATTTAGAATGCCGGCTGCAAGTACGACTGAAATCACTGAATTTACGGCACGTCCGCAAATATCAGTTACAAACAGTTCAACCATAAGCACCACAGTTGATCCAGTGGCTGCGGCAACTAATGAGCGTGTCAACAGCTTAGAAACATCGTTAAACAGCAAAATCGAAGACATCAACACGGACAAGCAAAAACTGTGGAACAAATTTGCTGATTATGTGACCAAGGCAACCGCTGAAACGATTACCGGTGTCAAGACATTCACTCAGACGATTGTTGGTAGTATTACGGGTAATGCCGGGACAGCAACAAAGCTACAAACGCCACGCAGAATTAATGGCACTAACTTTGACGGAACGGATGACATTAATGTTCTTGCTTCAAATGACAGCGACATTGTTCATAGGAGTAGAGACGAAACTGTTGCTGGCAATAAGACATTTTCAGATACAGTAACATTTAACAAAAAGATTAACGGCGTTACACAAATAAACTTATACCCGATTAAAACACTTCAAGGATTAGCAACTAAAATGAATATGTATGCTGGTGAATGGGTTGGTGGTTCAGATATGATCACAGATATGCCAGAAACCGGGTATGCAAATATTTCTGTTAAGCCTTATGGAGGCGTTGAAACAGCCGGAACAATTGTTCTAACTTATACTGACAGTAATAAGATGTTTGTTTCACACGCAGCAACACCGCTAACGTGGTTAAAAGTAGCAAATGACGCAACCGTAGTCCACAACACAGGCGATGAAACAGTAGCTGGTAATAAGAAATTCAGTGGTAACATTGCAACAACGAGCGACAACTCGATGATTAATGGTGGTGGAAACGATCAGGCACTAGCTATGGTTAAAAAAAGTGGCTATGCCCCATTTATAGGTATTGGTTCAAATAATCAATTTAAAGTTAAACAAAGCGACCAAGAGATAGTTATTCCTAATGCTAATTTCACTGATATATTCAGTGTTGATACTAGCGGTAATGTAAAAGCCGGTGTTAGTCAAGATTTAGTACCGTTAGACAAAAACGTTGCTCACCCTTCTAAAGATGAAAAGGTTACTGGTAATTGGAGCTTTGATAACGAAATATTGGGGACGGTTACAGCTTCTAAGCGTCCTGTTATGTTTGATTTGGCTGATGGCACTGATTTAAATAGCATAAGAATTGGTGGTAGTTATTCATGCGGTTCAAACAGAGTCGGTAATTCGCCTGTTAATAACTGGTTCTCTCTAGTTGTGGTTCAAAACGGTCAATATAACGGAGCGCAAACATTGACAGATACTAACAGCGGTAATGTGTATACAAGAGTGTGGAACACAAGTGGTAACTGGTTTAGCGCTTGGGAAAAGTTATCATCAGATAGTAAGGTTGTTCATAATAATGGAAACGAGACGATTTATGATAAAAAAACGTTCGATGCTGTAACGACTTTTAATAATGGTATTGTCAATAAACCGATTAGCATGAATGGTTTTAAGATTGACGTATCACAGTTAGTTTCTGGTACTTATAACGTTTGGCAAGGCGATATTTCTGGTTGCCCATCAGATTATGGAATAGTTGAAGTATTTGAGAACGTGTCAAATACTATGTATCGGTTTACCCAAACAAACTTACCCGAAATTCACGCTTGGGTGCAAGTTAAAAATAGTGGTGGTTTTACTGGTTGGAAGCAACAAATGTAATGAAAATAAAAAGGAACAACTATGGACCAAATAATTAATTACTTATTTACTAATTTAAACGGGGCTACCGAAACGGCAGTCCTTTTTATTTTGGTATTTTTTGATACATTTTTAGGCTCACTGTGGCGCAAAAGAAATGGTGTAGCAAGAACTTCTGGCGGCGGACTCGTAGGCTTAGTAACTTCAATTCCATTAGCACTCATGCCAGTAGTTATTTGGGCTTTTACAATTTTAATTTCTTATGTCCCAACACATTTAGGGGGCAGGGACTTCACCTTTCAACCATTCATTTTTGATGTTATCTCATTTGCGGTTACCTTAATTATTGGGAACTACATGTTGAAATCAATTTATGCCAACATGCAACTCGCAGGTATGGATATTCCAAATTGGGCTATTAAGTGGGTTGAAGATGAGTATCATGTTAAGTTGCAAAAAATTGAGGAAGAACCCGATGCATTGGCAAAAATTAAGGAGAACGAACAATGAACTTAATCACATTTTTTAATAGTATTACAGTAACAACTTACGGTTTTGTAGCCTTATTTACTTGGGTTATTTTGCAAGCCATTAAACAAACAAAAATTGATAATCGATGGTTACCACTACTTGCTATTATAATCGGATCGTTAATTGGGGCTATTGCAGCTCTATTTATTTATGGCACCGATGCATGGTTGGGCGCTGCTTTTGGCGTATTGTCAGGCTTTGCCTCAACAGGTGTCAACGAAGCACTAAACCACTATGCATTTAACCCGCTAAACCAAGGAGGAAAGTAATATGAGTTATGACGTAAATACAGCACTACAGGTAGCACAATCATATATTGGACGTGCGACATATAGCATGGAATGGAACGAACGTGATGGTCAAGATATTGGTGGAACACTAGGCTTTGACTGTTCTGGGTTCGTGTATCATGTATTGAATCATGCTGGCGCATGGAACGATAGTTATTTAAATCGTGCGCACTATACAGGAACGTTGAAAGCTGATTTGTTAGCTGCCGGTTTTGTTGAAGTAGATGGTGACCATGTACAAGCCGGAGATGTATTCTTATGGGGTAGTAACTACGGTGCTGGTGCCGGTGGAGTTTCTCATACAGGCTTGTTCAACGATGACGGTGTAAATATCATTGATAGCTCATGGTATACAGCTGGTGCAGTGAATGGTGCGATTAACATTCACGACCACAACGCGTATTGGGCTTTAGACAACCAACCAGAATATCACTTCTTCCACTATGTTGGTGGCGAGACACAAGATGATGCGCCTGAACAGCCAGAAAATTCATTTACAACGCCAACGGAACCAGATCAAAACCTAGAAGTCGGTTCAAAGGTTAAGATCCCCGGTAACTTTATCCTTGATGATTTGGTAGAATACCCAGCAAAAAGCGGAAAATGGTACGCTGTCAACAATTCTATTTCAGTAGCGCCAGTTGATGCAAATAATTACATCCCTGTCGGCCCATTAACTGAAACAGATGAAAACAGCATCGCTACACAAAGACAAGATTTCGATGGCGATGGACAATCTTACTTCTCATTTGGCGGACAAGTATTTGATGTAACAGACGTTGATGCTGATACGGATAGCGCATGTGTAACTATTGGTGGAGAGCCTGTATGGTTGAAAGCGGCACCAATGACCGAAGTTCAAAATTGAATAAACTAAAACACCCAACTAGATAATCTGGTTGGGTGTTTTTTATTTTAAAAAAAATTGTGCACCTTTAGTGCTCCTGTAAGAGATAAAGTGCTAATACAATAGGGTTTTATATTGCCTCTAGCGCTATTATATTGCAGAGCGGTGCATCTAGTTTGAAAAAACTTGATGTATCGCTTTTTGTTATGAAAAACGTTGCACTGTATTTCATACAAAATGGGAAATGTTTCAAATAGGCAAGTCAGCACTGTAATAGCCATAGAATCCGAAAAATGTTTAAGAGTCAACTATGACAAGTACAGGGCCGAATTGTTAAAAGGGGCGGGGTGTTTAATTTTATTGTCTTTTAAAGCGAACTAACAGGCAAATTAAACACTTTAGAACTAAGGTAGTGTATTGATGAATATGTAAATAGCAGTGCCTAAATCGGCTCTTAGAGTGTTTAGTAGCATTGTAATTTTAATGTATACTGTACTAAGTATAAAATTATGAGTGGGGAAGTGTTATGTTATTGAATATTATTTATTGGTTAGTTATTTGTCTTTTAATTGTAGCTGGTGCATTGTTAATTTATAAAAGTTACAAATATGGCAATGTGAACTTAGCTTGGTGGGATTATCTGCTATATTTTTCTGTGTTTATCTTATGGATTGTAGTGAAGAAAAGTGTTGATATTACATACCTGGTTTCTTTAATTACTACACTAGCTGTTCTGTATTTGCTGTTAGCCACTCACAAAAAGAGTTAATAAAAAAGCCATGCCCTAGATTAAACATAGCGCGTGGTTTTTTATTTTATATATGGGGATGAATTACTTGTTTCAGAGTCAACAATAAATTTTCCAAAGTTGTCTAAACTACCTTTAAATGATTTAACATTATCCAAAAAATAGAACGTAGATGTTAGGTCAAAATTCTCTATTTCATTATTAACATCTAACATATATATTCTTTTCTTTAGAGCAGTGGCAATACCAAATTCAATGTTAAATCCTTTACCACTAGGAAATATGAACACAAGGAAATCAGCTTGTTTAACACCTTGTAACTCTTCGTTAATTTAATGTCCAGTTGTAGGTGCGTAAAAACGATGAGTGTTCTAGCATATCAGATAAATTATTAATTAATTCTGCATATCTAAAGGAGCCAGCAATATAAAATTTTGTTTTCTTATTTTGAGACATACCATTCTCCTTGAACAATATTATATAAATTGAACAGAAGCGATGACACAACATTTAAATTATCTTAATCAATATGGGTATGAATTACCAATATTTGATGTCACAAAAATGCAAGCAAAAGCAAGCATATAAGGCTACAAAAATGTTAGCATGTAACTCCAGTATTTCCAGTATGAATCCTAGCATTTTCTAGCATGGCAATACCAACATACATAGGCATGCAATCGTTGCTATAAATATCTACACATGGCGTTACAAACGTTGTCACAGCATGTAACCTTGTTACAAAAAAAGTTACATTTAGCGTTGCAACCTTTTATGAAATTATGATTCAACGTATTGTACAATATTTGTGGTAGTAAAACTATAGAAATTAGCACTTATAAAATACAAAATAAGCGAAAGAGTAGCTATGGTGAAAATAAAATTAAATTCACGGGAAGCGGAAATTTTGAAATATATTATACAATCCTATAATGAACTTGAGGGAGAGTATTTAGATCTAGGTAATGTGCGGAGCAGAGAGATTAAAATGTTTGTTTACCGTATTCAGTTGAATCATTTAGTGTCTGTCAGAGATTATTTTGAGCATAGTGTTTAGATGGTAAAAAATATCTGATATAAGTATTAGATAACGCAATAAACAATGACTCTATCTCTCTTTCATTTACGAATCCGGTAGTGTAGTGGGAAACTGCATTTCTAGTTAAGTAGTCTCTATCCATTGTTAGTTCATCAAGTGAATCAAAATGAATTTGTTGATCTTCATTAAAGCTTTTAGTAAAGTTTCGAAGTTCATGCATTTTCTTTACGTAGTTTTTCTTTGTGATTTTGTCACGTTGAGTTTCAAAGTTATCCTTGCCGTAATTAACAGCGGTTTTGTACAATAACATTTCTATCAATCCTCCAATAGCAGAGGCAGAAACATAAAACCAGCCATTATTATAAGCACCTAATATTTGGTTGAGATTATTTGTAAACTGTGGGTCTGACACTTCATTTATCATGTTCTCAAAGTCAAATGTTGATCTGTTAAGTAATGTGGTGTTAAATTTTATTAGCTCAAATTGTTTTTTTACCATTCCGTTATTTATTGAATTAAAATCTTTTTGTAGCCAACCATCAACATAAATCTGAGGATATGAGAAACCAACGTTGCTTACGGAATTTGGAAGCACGTTCGTCCAATTAATCGTTTTAGGTAACATTTGTTTATTGTCAAAGTATGACAGAAGTTCATCGAGACTCAAGTTACCTATACTTAAATTACCATCTGTTACTGTTCTAATATCAACAGACTGAAAAAAATCAGAGTCATTATTATTAATTTCTGCAAAAGTAATTGTTTGGTCTAACGTGTTTTGCATATAAAGTATAGAATAAAAATTAAAATGATTTTGCGTAGCTGTAAAGAATCTTTTTTTATTTTCTTTGTCTGTCCCTAATGTGGAATGTAAAACATAGGATACTCTATTTCGAAAATCATTTATCATTTCTTGTGATGTTTTGTTGCCCATTAGTCATTCCCCTAAAACTTTTTAGCGTGAACGTTTGGCACGTATGTACGCATTCTGTAAGAGCTTAGCTAGTAAATCTGCATGTCAAATATTTAATGCTACTAAATACAGTAAACAGGGCAAATAAAAATGCCATTGATCCATTTACTGATATTTCATTTTTAGATATTGTTAAAGCAAAACTTATTTCAAAACTAGTTTTGTAGCCTGCATAGATTGCTAATAAAGTAAATGACAATGTGATAATCAACCAGAGCGTAGTTTTTTTCATGAATATATCCCCCAATAATGAATTTAACGTGGTTCTGCACGTATGTACGCACTTTTTGAGTGCTTTTAATTTAATCTAAATCCATGGACTTGCGATAAAATATAATCCCGCTATTAAAAATGAACTACTTTGCCAAGTTAGCTTACCGTCTTTCTTTATATCTGGAATAGCAGAAAGCATTGTTAGAATACCAATAAATACAGAACCAATTTTAGTATAAAGACGATTACCTGTTATTATCGTTGCTGTTATTAATGCAATTAATATAGACAAGCTGATTACTGTGATTAAAATTGTCCTTGCCTTTTGTTTCATGTTTCATCCCCAATTAATGCTTTTAACGTGATTCAGTGCACGTATATTGTCCTAGCTATTCATTGCTTTTATAGAGTTAGCATCAATTAATTCAATATAAATAGTCCAATTTATTGACTTCTGAGCAGGGATGAACAGTCGAGGTGTTCATACATTTATTTTCGATCCTCACGCAACATCTTCACAAATGCAAGGATAGATTTTTTATAGTCCTCAGATAATTCTTTTCCCTCAAAAGACATAACTAGTTCATCATCATCTAAATCCACATGTTTTTTGCCCTCTCGAGTAGCAGAACCGCTGTGAACCGTTTTAAACGCGTTGTCAGTTTTGCCTTGTAGATAGTCTACCGTGGTATCCAAAGCGTCAGCAATAATTGAGAGCACAGCAAAAGATGGGACACGCTCATCGCGTTCATACTTAGCTATAGTGCCACGAGAAGATTTTATAGTTTCAGCAAGTTCACTTTGAGTGAGCTTCTTTTGCGTTCGTAATTCTTTTAATCGTGTAGCTGTTACGGACAT